TCGTAGGTTTCCGTAACGCTCTAACATCTACTTCTTATGCTGTCATGGATTCTGGTTATAAGTATCAATATGACAAATATAATGACGTATATCGTTATATTCCATTAAATGGCGATATCGCTGGTCTTGCTGTTCGTACAGATAACGTACGAGATCCTTGGTACTCGCCAGCTGGCTTCAATCGTGGTCAGATCAAGAACATCATCAAGCTTGCTTATAATCCTGCTAAAGCAGATCGTGATATCCTCTATAAGAGCGATGTCAATCCAGTCTGTATTTTCCCGGGTCAAGGCACAGTACTATTTGGCGATAAGACGGTTCTTGGTAAACCAAGCGCATTCGATCGTATTAACGTTCGTCGTCTATTCATCGTTCTTGAAAAGGCAATTGCAACAGCTGCAAAGTTTACGCTATTCGAGTTCAATGATGACTTTACAAGAGCTCAGTTTAGAAACTTAGTTGAACCTTTCCTAAGAGACGTTCAAGGTCGTCGCGGCATCTATGACTTCAAGGTTGTTTGTGATGAAACAAACAATACAGGTGATGTTATTGATCGCAACGAATTTATAGGAGACATCTACGTTAAACCCGCCCGCAGCATTAACTTCATTCAGTTGAACTTCGTAGCAGTTAGAACTGGTGTTGAATTTAGCGAAGTTGTTGGAAATTTCTAATAAATAGGTTTAACTAACGAGGAGAATTTACATGGCCTTTAATATTAATGAAATTAAAAGTCAAATGTTATTTGATGGAGCGCGCCCAGCGCTCTTTCAAGTAACGATACAGAATCCAGCAAATTCTGTAGCCGATATCAAAGTTCCTTTCATGTGTGAAGCCACAGGTATTCCACAAGCAGAACTTGGTATGGTACAAGTTCCATATTTTGGAAGAATGATTAAACTCGCGGGTGATCGCACATACGCTGATTGGAACGTGACGATCATCAACGACGAAGACTTCTTGATTCGTAATGCAATGGAAGAATGGTCAAATAAGATCAATACTTTCCAAGGAAACATCAGATCTTTTGGTTCTGCTTCTCCTTTGCTTTATAAGTCACAAGCTCAGGTCGTTCAGTATTCAAAGACTGGCGTACCTATTCGTACATATCAGTACAACGGAATCTATCCAACATTAATAAGTGATATTCCACTTTCATGGGCATCACAAAATGAAATCGAAAGATTCCAAGTTACTTTTGCAGTCGACTATTGGGAAGTTTCCGGTGGAATCACTGGCAACGCAGGCGGACTTTAATAATATCGGGGGAGCTTCCACTCCCCCGTTTTTAAGTGAGATAATATAATATGGCAAGTCTTTTCGGATTCGAATTTAAACGCAAGAAGGACGAAGACAAGAGTAACAACGAGTCTTTTGCTCCTCTTGTTCAAGACGATGGCGCGATGGTCGTGGCAGCGGGTGGTACTTATGGTACCTATGTAGATCTTGAAGGATCTGCTCGTACCGAAGCTGAACTCGTTACGAAATATCGTGAGATGTCTCTACATGCAGAACTTGACTCAGCTATCGATGATATTGTCAATGAAGCTATTATCATCGATACTGACGTCGACGTCATAGAACTAAATCTTGATAAGACAGATCTTTCTGATAATATCAAGAACGTCATCATTCAAGAATTTAAATCTATCCTTCAATTGTTCGAGATGCATACGCATAGCTATGACATCTTTAGACGTTGGTATGTAGATGGTAGATTATACTATCATGTGGTCATTGACGATGCCAAACCAGAAAATGGTATCAAAGAATTCAGATATGTGGATCCACGTAAGATTCGAAAAGTACGTGAAGTCAAAAGAAAGCCAATACCTAATTCTAACATAGTCGTTACGCAAAAGCAATCTGAATACTTCATCTATAATGAAAAAGGATTTGCTCAGAATATTGCCCAAACAACTACTGCTACTGGCACATCTGGCGTAAAAATTTCTGCAGATGCTATACTTCATGTAACATCGGGTATAACTGATAAGAACAACCAGTTGGTTTTAGGTGCATTACATAAAGCAATTAAGCCGCTAAATCAATTAAGAACTCTTGAAGATGCTACGTTGATTTATCGCATTTCTCGTGCACCTGAGCGTCGCATATTCTATATCGATGTAGGTAACTTGCCTAAGATGAAAGCTGAACAGTATCTTCGTGATATTATGGCTCGATTCAAGAACAGAGTAGTTTATGACTCTGCTTCAGGTGAAGTACGTGATGATCGAAAGTTCATGACCATGTTAGAGGATTTCTGGCTACCTCGTCGTGAAGGCGGTAAAGGTACAGAAATCCAAACTCTACCACCTGGTCAAAACTTAGGTCAATTAGAAGACGTTAAGTATTTCCAACGTAACTTATATAAAGCGTTGAACATACCAATCAATCGTATTGAACCAGAGCAAACATACAATTTAGGTCGTGCTACTGAGATTACACGAGATGAAGTTAAGTTCTCTAAGATGATCACTCGTCTTCAGACTCGTTTCTCACAATTATTCCTACAAGCTTTAGAAAAGCAGCTCATCTTAAAGAAGATAATTACTCCAGAAGATTGGAATCAACTTAGTGATAATATTAGATTTAATTTTGCTAAAGATAATCATTATTCTGAACTTAAAGATCTTGAAGTGCTTAACGATCGTCTAAATGCGCTTAATTTAGTTGATGCATATGTTGGTAAATATTATTCATCCGAATGGGTTCGAAAAAATGTACTTCGTCAAACCGATGAAGATATTGAAGAGATCAATACTCAGATAGAAGGCGAAACTGAACAAGGTATTATAGTGTCACCTGAAGACGCGGCCGCGCAACAACAAGCAATAGAAAACGGCGCTAAACCAACAAATAAATAGATTATAAATAAAGGAATTAAGTATGGCTGATGTAGAAGTATTTGATCTAGTTAAATATGCAAATGAAAATCAACCTATCGATTTTGCTGCTTCTTTAGATAAGCTATTGAGTCAGCGCGCTGTTGATGCTTTAGCTGCTAAAAAGCAAGAAGTTGCTCAACGTATGTTTAATGATCCTGCTGACGAAACTGAAGATGACGAAGAATATGATGAAGATGAACTACAACAGGCATTAGATGATATGGATATCGATGTCGAAGAACTCGATACAGAAGAAATCGAATTAGAAGACGAAGACACAGAAGAACAAGAAGACGGAGAATCAGATGATTAATCTAACTGAACTTTTAGATAGAGCCAAAAAGAAAGCTTTAGAAAAGCCAGATACAAAAGATGGTTATGCTCCTAAGAGCACTGATGAACTTCGCTTCAAGAAAAAGCATGTAGTTCAAAAAACAGATGATCGCAATGGCAATAAAGACGATGTCTTTAATGCTACAAATGTAAAGACTCTTGAGCGCGCCAAAGAGCGTCACGGATATAACCCAGATGAAGACGAAAAGGTTTATGAAGGATATAGAAGAGATAACACTAGCTATCTACGTTCAGATCCAGATTATAAGCCATCTACACTAACACCCGGTTTAACTCCACATAAATCACAAGGAATGTCACCAGAACGTAGAGCAGCTACTGAACGTGAAATGGCAAGAATAAAAAAGCGATATGCCGCTAAGAACGAAGAAATAGAAGAAGTTAATGAAGATTCACACGCATCTCATTTTAGATTTCTTCGTCATCTACAAAAAGCTGGAGTTTCTGCACCATCAAAAGCAGATGCTATGGATATGATCGCTAAACATGGCGATCCAGATAGAGCTGGTCAAGCATATGTTAAACGCATTAAGATGATTAAAACTGCTGCTAATAAAGTTCAAAAAGAAGAACATAATCCTGAACTAGATAAGCTTGTAGATAAGTATTCTGATCACATAGTAAAGTCTCGTGATTCGCAATATCCTGAAGCCCATGAAGATGAAGCCAGACATGTACTTACACGAATACAAAAAAATCATGGCAAGGAAGCAGTTCGTTATGCAAGATTGCATGCTCAAACAAATCTTAATAATGTAAATCGTCAAGAAAATGAAAAAAGTAAAGCCGAGCTTAAAAAATATTATAAACCAACTTCCGGCCCAGCTTATAAACATAATAAAGAATCAGTTGAACACATTTATGAAGCAAGAAGAAAAAAGAGCCCAACTGAAAAGCTTTTTAATCGTCTAAAGAATTATGGAGTTAAGGATCCATCAGCTAAGCCATTAGTTGGCAATCAGCATAAAATTGATGCAAATAAAAATGGTAAAATAGACGCTGAAGACTTCAAGTTGCTTCGTAAAGAAGAAGTTCAAGTAGATGAAGTCCTAAATCCTTCAATGGGCGCAGGAGCTTATATTTCAGATTTTGTTCATTCAAAAGATCCTAAGTTTGCTGGTAAATCTAAGAAAGAACGAATGAAACAAGCTTTAGCCGCATATTACTCTGCTAAGAGAGGTGATTAATTATGGCAACTATGATTAATAGATCAGGTGCATCCGCGGTCGTTCATGTAACGGGCAACGATTGTATTGTTATTGCAGGCAATTCATCTGTAAGTAATATTGCGTTTGGTAATAGTACTGTATATGAAACTATTACTAGTGCTGCAATCACGCAAGTTTGGTGGGGTTCAACAGCTATTGGCGGCAATTCTTATTGGATCGTCAATCGCGGCACAGGTAACAGTAGTGTTGCAAATGTAAGTTTTCAAACAGGCAACACTGTACTAGTATTAGATGGTACTGGCTATATAGATTTTGCAGGCAGTGGTGCATCATTGATTAAAAACACAACCGCTAATTGCTCGGTCGGTTTAATCAATAGCACTACTGGTTATTTGATGATTGAATTTCAAAAAACACCAACTGTAGATCGATAAGCAAGGATTCATCAAATGAAATTAATCTGCGAACAAATGGAAAATGTCCGTTACGTTACAGAAGCCAAAGAATCTGGAAAGAAAGATTACTTTATCGAAGGCATCTTCATGCAAGGTAATATTCAGAATCGTAATGGTCGTATGTACCCAGTGTCGATCCTTCAGAAAGAAGCAGAACGCTATATGAAGGAATCGGTTCAACAGAATCGTGCATACGGAGAATTAGGTCATCCTCAAGGTCCATCAATCAATCTTGATCGTGTATCTCATATGATCAAAGAACTTCGTCAAGATGGAAACAATTTCTATGGTCGTGCTAAGATCATGGATACTCCTATGGGTAATATTGTGAAGAATCTTATGGATGAAGGAGCTTCTTTAGGCGTATCTACTCGCGGTATGGGTTCTATCAAAGAAAATAAGCAAGGCTTTATGGAAGTACAAGATGACTTTCATCTAGCTACAGCTGCCGATATCGTGGCCGATCCTTCTGCTCCAGATGCATTCGTTCGTGGCATCATGGAAGGTGTAGAATGGGTATGGGATAACGGTCTTCTTAAAGCACAAAAGCTTGAAGAGATGAAGAAAACGATTAAAAGAACTTCATCAAAGAATCTCGATGAAGCAAAGCTAAGTGTATTTGCTAGCTTTCTCAACGAATTGGTTAAAAAATAAGTTTTAATAAATATATCAAACATAATTTTTAGAAGGAGTTTCTAGATGAATCTTACAGAAACGATTAGAAAGATGAAAGACGTTGAGTTAGACGAAGCTGTAGAAGTCGGTGGCGGCGCCACTGGCACTTCTAAGGTCGCAGAACCAACCGGCGTTCGTGCTAAGGCCCCCGGCAATAGTAAAGCTCAGGGCGATCTTGCTCCAGTTAAGATCGTAGATCCTAACAATCCTGGTGTAGAAGACACAGATGCAGAAACCAATACAAAGCCAACAGGCGATGCTTCTGCCAAGAACAGAGCTTCTGTTGCCACTAAAGGAACGGGTATGAAAGAACACATCGACGTAATGTTCGACGGAGAAGATCTCTCTGAAGAATTCAAAGAAAAAGCCGGCACGATCTTCGAAGCCGCAGTTAGCGAGCGCGTTGTTGAAATCGTCGCTGCTCTAGAAGAAGAATATGAAGCTGCACTTAATGCCAAGCTCGAAGAAATCGAAGAGCAGTCAATTCAGGATCTAGAAGGTCTTGCTGCTAAGCTTGACGAATATCTAAACTATGTTACAGAACAGTGGATGGAAACCAATGAAATTGCTGTTGAATCTGCACTTAAGTCAGAAATCACAGAAGAATTTATTGAAGGCCTAAAGAATCTATTTGCCGAGCACTATATTGACGTTCCTAACGAAAGATTTGACGTCGTAGAAGAGCTATCTGCTCGCGTACAAGAACTCGAAGATCAGTTGAACGAAGCTGTTAACGAAAATATCGAACTTGCTGCTTCAATCAACGAAATGAACACTGAAGAAGTTTTCAACGAAATCTCAGAAGGCCTAGTAGCTACTCAGGTTGAGAAGTTCAAGAAGCTAACGGAAGGTGTAGAGTACGACGATCTTTCTAACTATAAGAAAAAGCTTCAGATCATCAAAGAGAATTACTTCGGCACTGCTAAGGCAGAGAAGAGAACCTCGGGTCTTCTTGAAGAATCTTTTGAAGGTGAAGAAGAAATGCCGGTAACAAGAGGTCCTATGGCCCACTATATGAAAGCCATTAGCAGAAACACTGTTAAGTAAAAAACATTCGTTTTATAAATAGTAAAATAGCAAGATAATTGATTGCTAACAAAGGAGAAACCAATGATTCTAACTGAAGAAGCACAAAGAAAGTGGGCCCCAGTCCTACAGCATCCTGACCTACCAAAGATTGCCGACACACATCGTCGTGCAGTTACGGCAGTCATTCTAGAAAACACAGAGAACGCTCTACGGGAAGCTGGTCGTCAGCTTGGTTATCAGCATCTTCTTGGCGAAGCTGCTCCAACAAACTCAATGGGCGCTTCATCTTCAACTGCATCTGATGGTGCAATTGATACATTTGACCCAGTCTTGATTTCACTCGTTCGTCGTTCAATGCCTAACCTCATTGCTTATGACATCTGCGGTGTACAGCCAATGACTGGCCCAACAGGTCTAATCTTTGCAATGCGCGCTCGCTACACAGATCAGACCAGTGCAGAAGCACTTTATAACGAAGCGAATACTTCATTCTCTTCACCAAGAGTACCTAACACAGCTGCCTTCGGTAACGGTCAAGTCGGTACAGTTCCTTCTGCTAACAGCAACGTTAGTAATGCCCTTTACAATATGGGTATTGGTCTACCACTAGCCAACGCCGAAGCTCTAGGTACTACTTCTCATCCTGCAATTCCTGAAATGGCATTCAGCATCGAGAAGGTAACAGTAACTGCTCTAAGCCGCGCTCTAAAGGCTGAATACTCAATGGAACTCGCTCAGGATCTTAAGGCTATTCATGGTCTAGATGCTGAAACAGAACTATCCAATATTCTTTCCGCCGAAATTCTAGCTGAAATCAATCGTGAAGTAATCCGCACAATCAACATTACAGCTGTACGCGGTGCCAATACTGGTACAACCACAGCCGGTGTATTCGACCTTGATACAGACTCCAACGGCCGTTGGTCAGTTGAAAAGTTCAAGGGCCTAATGTTCCAGGTTGAACGTGAATGTAACCAAATTGCCAAAGACACACGTCGTGGCAAGGGCAACATCCTCATCTGCTCAAGCGACGTAGCTTCTGCTCTTCAGATGGCTGGTGTTCTTGATTACGCTCCTGCTCTAAACAGCAACAACCTAAACGTTGACGATACAGGTAACACCTTCGCTGGTGTACTCAATGGTCGTATTCGTGTATACATCGACCCATATACAACTGGTAACTATCTAACAACTGGTTATAAGGGTTCCAGCCCATTCGATGCCGGTCTATTCTATTGCCCATACGTTCCACTCCAGATGGTTCGTGCAGTCGATCAGAATAGCTTCCAGCCAAAGATTGGCTTCAAGACACGCTACGGCATGGTAGCCAACCCATTTGCAGAAGCTGGCAACGCCACAACTCCTGCAAACAGCGGTCGCCTAGTACAGGATACAAACCTATACTATCGTCGTATTCTCGTCAATAACATCATGTAATTGAGACGAGATAGTCAAAAAGAGGGGACGCAATGTCCCCTCTTTTCTTAGAATAAGAATAAAGACTTAAAATTATAGGAGAGCCCCGCTCTCCTATTTTTTTGCATAAATAATGAAAAAGGAGATCTTATGTCAGCCGTAGATAATCAACCTTCAAACAAGAACTTTCTTTCACCATTAGGATTCAAATTCTTAATTAAGAAAACTCCTAATATGAATTGGTTCGTACAATCCGTGAATTTACCTGGAATAAGTTTGCCTGAAGCTGTGGTGCAAACTCCTTTTGTTAATATTCCATTTTCTGGTGAGCAATTAACTTTTGAAAAGTTACAAGTAACCTTTCGGGTCGATGAAGACATGTCTAATTATCTTGAACTTCATAACTGGATGATTGGCCTGGGTTTCCCAGAAAAATTTGATCAATATATAGGTACTGGTCCTGACTCTACAAACTCAAATCGATTCACCAAACCGGGTCAAATAAAATCAGATGGTACGCTTTTTATCATGAATTCCGTAATGAATCCTATCGTGCAAGTGCATTTCTTTGACTTAGCTCCTATCAATCTATCTGGCTTTTCATTCGATACAAAGATGTCTGATGTAATCTCTGTGGAAGCCACCGCAACCTTTTCTTACCTTCGCTACACTATTTCTGCTGTCTAGGCATTTACAATTTAATTCTACTGTAGTATAATCTATGGTATCCTGAATAATATTGATATAGGATTTAATCATGAAATTAGAAGAGATTCAATCTCTTTGGGAAAAAGATAGTCAGATTGATAGATCTGAACTAGGCGAAGAAAGTCTAAAGATAGCTCAGTATCATTCGACCTACTTTAAGATGTACTCTGAGGAAAGGCTTCTACTTAAGAAACTTGAATACCAATACAAGGTCTTATATAAGACTAAGCATGAATACTATAATGGCACGCTTAGCCAAGAAGAACTGAAAGAGAACGGATGGAATCCTTTTACTCTCAAAGTGCTAAAAACTGATCTGAATATATACTTAGAAGGTGATACAGATATTCATAACTCTCAGCTTAAGATCGAGTACCAGAAAGAAAAGATCAATCTGCTTGAGAACATCATCAAAGCTTTGAATAACCGTAATTACCAGATAAAGAATGCGATTGATTGGGCTAAATTTATGAATGGTGTATGATGGATGTAGTACGCGTAGAGAAACTAAATGAAGTATACAACAGAATCCATTGTGAACCTTGGTTGGCCAAGGAGATCGATTCGTTTTTCACTTTCAAAGTTCCTGGTTACCAGTTTATGCCTCAGTATAGGTCTGGTATGTGGAATGGAGATGTGCACATATTTAATGTGCGTGGCCAAGTGTTATATGGAGGACTAAACGGGTATCTCGAGAAGTTCTGTGAAGAACGTGAATATCAAATAGAGTACCTAACCGACTTCAGTGCTGATGAGTTCTCTCTCAAAGAAGCACAAGACTTCATCTCATCTCTTGCTCTCCCATTTCAACCAAGAGACTATCAAGTAGACGCATTTGTTTATGCAGTTCGCAATCGTCGAGCTGTCCTCTTGTCTCCCACTGCATCTGGTAAATCATTCATCATCTATCTGATCAGCAGATGGTTTAGTGCTCGTACTCTTCTTATCGTTCCTACTACTTCTCTTGTCCATCAGATGTATACTGACTTCCAATCTTATGGATATGACTCTGAAAAGCATTGTCATAGGATCTATTCAGGAGAAGAAAAGGACGTAGACAAACCAATAACCATCACTACATGGCAGTCTATCTACAAGATGCCTAAATCTTGGTTTGATAGGTTTGATGTAGTCATCGGCGACGAAGCACATCTCTTTAAAGCCAAATCGTTGACTTCTATCATGGAGAAGTTGGTAGATTGCCAATACAGATTTGGATTTACAGGTACTCTTGATGGTGCCCAGACTCATAAGTTGGTGCTCGAAGGTCTGTTTGGACCGGTCAAGAAGGTCACCACTACAAAAGAACTTATAGATCAGAAGCACCTGTCTGCTTTCAAGATCAAGTGTATCGTTCTAAGACATCCAGATCCTGTGTGCAAGGATATTTTAAAGAAGAAGTACCAAGACGAGATGGATTATATCGTTTCATGTGAACAGAGGAACAAGTTTATTCGAAATTTAATCTTATCTTTGAAAGGAAATACGCTTTTACTGTTTCAATATATTGAGAAACATGGTAGAATACTATACAACGACATGCAAAAGGAAATCCAAGAAGGTCGTCCAGTGTATTTCGTTCATGGAGGGGTGGAAGGCGAAGATCGTGAGAACATCAGAAGGTTGGTTGAGATGGACCAGAACGCAGTGATTATAGCATCTTATGGTACGTTCAGCACAGGCATCAACATTCGTAATCTTCATAACATCATCTTCGCCTCCCCCTCGAAGTCAAGGATACGCAACCTTCAGTCTATTGGTCGTGGCCTAAGACTTGGAGAAAACAAAGAAGAGTGTACATTGTTTGACATAGCAGATGATATGTCCATGAATTCAAAGAAGAACCATACATTGATGCACTTCATCGAGCGTATGAAAATCTACAATGAAGAAAAGTTTGAGAATAAAATTTACACGGTAAAATTGAAATGAATAACTTTACAGTATTAAAGTTGACTACTGGTCAAGACGTTATTTGTATGGTAGATGAAAGTAAAGTCACCGATCAGTTAATTGAGATCGGTCATCCAATGATCATTATTTCTATACCAAATCCTGATGGTACTACAATGATCTTTTTACGTAGATATAATCTTCTTGCCAAATCACCTATCATGAAGGTTCGTCGAGCTCATATCGTTGCAACATATGCTCCTCGTTTAGAACTCGCTAAGTACTATAAAACACTCATGAAGTATCATGATGAAGTCTTAGATAAAATCACAATACAAGAAGTAGATCTTGCATCTACGTTTATTGATACTGCACTATCTAATCCTGCATTTGATACTATGCTCGAAAAACAATTGGATGAAATGAAAGAAACTAAAGACTTTAAAAATCTTAAGGCAAAGAAAACCACAAAGGTGCACTAATGCAACTAAGAAATGCTCACTACGTAGACAATAAAAAGTTACTCGAAGAGTTAACTATACATCATGGACTTGTAAAAAAAGCCAAAGCTGAAGGAACACAGAAGCCTAGGATTTCTGATTACGTAGGTGAGTGTATTCTTTTAATTGCTAAAAAACTCTGTAATCGTCCTAATTTTATGAACTATCCATTTAAAGAAGAGATGATCGGCGATGGCATCGAAAATTGTTTGATGTATATTGACAACTTTGATCCAGCAAAATCAAGTAATCCATTTGCTTATATTACACAAATCATCTACTTTGCATTTGTTCGTCGTATAACCAAAGAGAAGCGACATCTGTATACGAAACACAAATTAATTCAGAACTCAATGATTCATAATGAACATATTGAACAGAGTGAATGGAATGAACGTACAGAGCAGACTTATTTTGAGAATGAACATATGAATGAGTTTGTAAAATCATATGAAGAAACCATTATCAAGAAGAAAAAGGATAAAGAAAAGATTGGCATTGAACAGTTTATCGAGGAAGATATCAATGAACTCAAAGAAGAGATTCTAGGAGAAGACGATCTATGACACAGATTGCACTGATTACTGACACTCATTGGGGTTGTCGTAATGACAGTCCAGTATTTGCTGAACATATTTCAAAGTTCTATAAAGAAGTATTCTTTCCATATCTAGAAGAGCACGGCATAAATTATATCATTCATTTGGGTGATATTGTAGATCGTCGTAAATATATCAATTTCGTTACAGCTAAACGTCTCGATGAAGATTTCATTGAGCCAATCTATAAGAATAAGTTGTTTTTACACGCAATCATTGGAAATCATGATACGTATTTTAAGAATACAAACGAAATCAATTCGATGAACGTATTATATCGTGATAATGCCCACTTTAATTATTATCATGGTCCTGCAGAATTTAGTATTGATGGTTGTAAGATTCTATTTATGCCTTGGATTTGTTCTGGTAATTATCAGAATTGTATGGATGCCATTGAGAAGACAGATGCTCAAGTATTATTTGGACATCTTGAACTTGCTGGATTTGAGATGTATAAAGGCATGCCAAATGATCACGGTTTTGATGCCAAATTATTTGATAAGTTTGATGTAGTTTGCTCTGGTCATTTTCATCATAAGTCAAGTCGTGGAAACATTCACTATTTGGGTGCGCCTTATGAGATGACTTGGTCAGATTATGATGATCCCCGAGGATTTCATATCTTCGATACGCATACGCGTGAACTTACGTTTATAGAAAATCCTAATAAAGTATTCCATAAAATCTTTTATAATGATGTTGATCAAACTATCGAATATGTGATGAATCAAGACTTTTCTATGTACAAGAACTGTATTGTAAAAGTGATTGTCAAAAACAAGACGAATCCTCATGTATACGATCTATTCATAGAGAAGCTTGAAAAAGCTGGAGTATCAGATCTTCAGTCAGTAGAAGATCATCTTAATCTTAATCTTGAGATCGATGATGATATTGTTGGAGAAGCAGAAGATACACTATCTATGTTGAATAAGTTTGTAACACAGATTTCAAACAAAGAAAACCACAAAGATTTATCTAAACTATTAAAAGAGCTGTATGATGAAGCTCTAGCGGTGGAATAATATGGTAGAATATTGGTTTCCTACTCCTATATGGTTCTTTGATCTCGATGAAATTGACAACAAAAAGATTGTCAAGTATGCGACTAAGTTATCTAAAAAGAATGAAGGAAGAATCCTTTCAAATTATGGTGGTTGGCAGAGTAATGATTTTCATTTAAACGATTGCGAGAATGAAGAGCTACTTAAACTTGGTCAAATTGTAGAACTCAAAGCACGTGAAGCGGCTGCAGAACTCGGCATCAAGCCAAATATGCAAGTATTCATGAGTAATTTTTGGTTAAACTTGAATCGCAAAGGAAATAGTAACATAAGGCATAATCATCCTACTTCGTTTTTTTCTGCTGCCTACTATGT